CCTTTTACCACTGCAAATACTGGTCGGAGCGATAGGATTCGAACCTACGACCCTCTGATCCCAAAGCAAACTCGAAATCACCCGCTGGGGACCGTGGTTCAGCCAAAAACGGTCTGCTCGTTTCCAATATTTCCGCACTCTCCAGCCCACGACAGCATGCGGCTTTCCGGGTAGCGTCGAGCAGGATATTGGAAGGATTTCACCCCGCCTTCGGCACCTTCAGACGCACCTCGCTGACCGGCACCGCACGCGACTTCACATAGATCTCGGTCGTCTTCGAGTCAGCGTGTGCGGCAGCGACCTGCAGCTGGGCAAGCGTATAGCCGGCACGCTCGGCGTCGGTCAGCGCCTTGGCCCGGATGTCCTTCACCGTGTACCCTGCATCTTCCAGCTTGGCTCGGCGCGCGGCCCGCTTCCATGCGGTCAGCACAGCGTTGGCCTCGTACGGCTGACCCTCGATCGAGTGGATGACGAACTGGCTGCTCTTCACCTTGCCGAGTGCCTGGGCTCGCTTCAGAACCGCCTTGATCTCCGGGGTGATCGGCCAATCGACTGCCTCTGCCGTGCTGTCCTCTGTCTTCGTGGGCACGAAATGGATGACCTTGGCATCCCAGTCCACCCACGACGATCCGCCAGCGGCCCCCGGGTCAGCCTTCCAGCGCAGCAGCCGGATTTCGGTGGAGCGCTGGGCGGTCAGGTAGCACAGGTCGACGAAGCACTGCATCATCTCGCCGGCCGGAACCTTGCTGACGATCTCCTGGCCGGCCTTCGTGGTGCGCACGTAGCTGGCCAGCTTTGCCCGGATGGCGCGGAAGTGAGCGTCCGTAATGTAGACGTCCCGGGCCTTGGGCTTCTTCAGTTTGACTTCGCGGCACGGGTTGGCGGCGATCAGCCGCTTGCCGATGCAGTAGTCGAAAAAGCCGGACATGAACGAGCGCATCACGCGCTGCATGTGCAGCTTGCCCGTCCAGTTTTGCCGCAGGAAATCGACGACGTCGGCAGGCGCCACGCTGGCCAGGCGGAAGTCCTTGAACGCCTCGCCGGCATACTTCCCGTACGCGGGCCAGGCCTTCTCTTTGTGAGCGTCCTTGTGCAGCCGGACGTATTCGGCAATCAGCGGGCTCATGTCGCCGGTGCCCGCATTGGATTCGAAGTCCCCAATCTCGGCCTCGAGGCGCTTCAGCATCGTGCGCTGCCCTTCATCCACGCGACACAGCCGAATCCATTTCTGGTCGCTCGGCCGCACCCAGTAGAAGCTGGCGCCGCGTTGGTACACGCGGCTCGGCATGCCCAGGTTCGTCTGCCGTCGGCGTGCGTTCATGCTGCGCGTCCTTGGAACGTGACCTTGCGGAGCGCCGGCCGCGCGGTGGGCGTGAGCGGCACCACTTCGGCATTGCCCACGCCGGCCTTCTTGGCCTCCAGCGCGCGATAGGTTTCCCAGGTCATCATGACCCGGCCGTCGCCGCGGCGCAGCGTCTCGATCCGGAACGCGGCTTCCAGCCAGCGCGCCTGTGCGGACCAGCGCTTCTTGCCGGTCAGCTCCTGCAGGTCTCCTTCGGTCATCCATCCGGTCTTCATTTGTCGATCCCCCAAAGGCTGCGGGTCATTTCGATGATGCGTACTACTGCGTCGATCATTGGTCGATCTATGGTGAATTATTGGTTTTGAATAATTTGGGATAAAACGTCGGCCGGTACGTCGAAGAAGCCAAGCCGGCCGGCCAGCGGCGTGAAGGGCAGGGGCTGGGCGTTCCGCAAGGCGAAACCTTGGCAGTCGGGCATGTGCCAGAACGACGTCCGGCGTTCTGGCGGTACGCAGCCGATCACCTCGGCCACGCCGACGATGCCGCCGCGCTGCAGATCCTCAAACCGAGGGAAGCGGGCACGAATGCCGGCGCGCTCCAATGACTGCCGCGCCACGCTGTACTCCGCCTTGGTCATGCCCTTGGCCGCGTGGATCAGCAGAGGCCCGCGGAATCGCGTGGCCCACGACCGGTTCTCGATGTCCTTGTGGCCGTTGACGATCAGCCAGGCCCAGGGCTGGCGGATGGACAGGGCTTTGGTGGGAAGGGGGCGGGTCAGGGTCTTCATGCGAACAGGTCTCCAATCAAAACTCGAAGCTATCCTGCGTCGGGGCGCCGATGCGCTTGAAAAGCGCCTGGTGCTCGGGGCAGTAGTGGACGTCGTGGCCGGCCTCGTGCGCATGCATGCTGCACAGGTGCCGGTCGCAGGTTTTGCCGGGCGCGACAGGGTAGTCGCACTGGAACGCGCTCGGCATGCGGCAACTGTCTGCCGTGCAACGAGGGGCAGCGCTGCGCTTGCGCGAGCAGATGAAGCCGCGCAGGCCGTCGGGTGTTTGGAATGGGGTGCAGGGCATGAGCAAACCTCAAGGTTTCCGTCCTGACTGCCGATACGGCAGACATGGATATGCGCAAAGAACTGATTGAGATCCTCGGCCCTGATGCCGGCCCCGAGACCGCCGATAAGGTCATGGCTCTGACCTTGGATCTGCGGGCGAAGATGGATGCCATTAACGTCATACGGAAGGCCACCGGCCAAATCTCCATCCAAGAGGAGATCGATCGGGACATGGAAGATCTTCGGCAGATGGTGGCCGAGGGCATCCTGCCGCCCGAGGAAATTGAGGGGCTGTTCGACGACGATGGCAAGCTGCTCTAGTCGCGTCTGAATCACGGCGCGACCTCCAACACAAAGCCCGGCTGGCGCGTCCGCTCTGCCTGCAGCGCGATATATTCGGGATTCAACTCGGCGCCGAGCCACCGGCGGCCGAGCCGCTGCGCGACACTAGCTACCGTGCCCGAGCCCATGAACGGGTCGAAGACGATGTCGCCGGGCCGGCTGCCCGCCAACACGCAGGGTTCGACCAGCGCTTCCGGGAAGGTGGCGAAGTGCGCGCCGTCGAACGATTGTGTCGGGATGCTCCAGACGCTGCGACGGTTGCGCGTGTCGACCAGCCCGTTCACCGAGCCCGAGAACGACACGTTCTGTTTCACGCGCGGCTTGGCCGCCTTGTCATAGCCGCGGCCAAAGCCCACGCCGGTGCCGGTATATCGGCCCGTCAGCTCGCGGTGGCCACCCGGCGCCGTGTCCCATCCGCTGGGCATGGCCTTCGGGTTGACGCCAGATCCCCGCGCGTGCGCCGTGCCGCTGACCGGCTCCTGCATGGCGTCGAAGTCGTAGAAGTACTTCTCGCTCTTGGTCAGCAGGAACAGGTACTCGTGCGCTTTGGTGCAGCGGTCGCGCACACTCTCTGGCATCGGGTTGGGCTTGTGCCAAATGATGTCCTGACGGAGCCACCAGCCGGCGTCCTGCAACGCAAACGCAAGGCGCCACGGCTGGCCCACTAGGTCTTTCGGCTTCAGCCCTTCGACGCGCACGTCGCTGCGCGGGATCGACGTATCGTCGCGTCGACGGCTGGCCGTCATGGCTCGCGCCTTAGTTGAGGCCGGCGACGGCCCCCATGCCGCGCCGCGCGTGCCGGCGTAGCTGTCGCCCATGTTCAGCCACAGCGTTCCGTCGTCGGCGAGCAACTGCCGACAAAGATCGAAGACGTCAACCATCCCGGCTATGAACTCCGGCAGCGTGGCCTCGAGGCCCAGTTGTCCATCGACGCCATAGTCGCGCAGACCCCAGTAGGGCGGGCTGGTGACGATGCATTGCACGCGCACGTCATCGGCGATCAGCGATCGCATGACCTCGCGGCAGTCGCCCTGGTAGCAGTGGTCGGTCAGCATGCTAGGATGCCTCCATCCAAAAGAAGGAGACTTCCATGACCAGGGAGCCGTTTGTGCTGAAAGGCGAACACGTTTCCGTAGCCCTTTACATCGTGGATGCACCGGAAGGCCGCTTCGCATGGGAAATTGTCGTGACCGAGGACGGGGGTGACGAGATGATCGACAGGAAAATTGTCGGCTCCCTGAGCTACTCGACGCTGCAGGAAGCGGACAAGGCCGGCAAGGAAATGCAGGCAAAGGTTGCAAAGGGCGCGGCGTAACATCACGCTGCCTCCCGAATTGCCGTGATCACGTCGCGCGCCACAGGCGGGCACACGGCGTTGCCCAGCAGATGCACGGCAGTGCGGTGCTGCTGTGGCAGTCGATAGTCAGCAGGGAAGCCCATGGCGGCGCGGCACTCGTCTGCGCGCAGCATACGCATGCGGTCGCCGTCGACGATTCCCCAGCGATCGCGCGTGGTAATGGTGCCCAGCGGTCGAGTCAGCGACCGGCCGCCTAGCTCATTTCCGTAGTAGGCGGTCAGGAACCGATCACCGTGCGCGCGGCGGCCATTCGCGATGCGGCTGAGCGTGGCAGCGGCCCGGCCCGGCTTCTCGATCGCTGACCAGTTGCCCGCAGCGAAGTCGATGATATCGGCGGCCGGCACATGTTGGCGCTGGGGCAGCTGCAGCATGAGCGGCCGTTCGCTGCGGCTCAGGACCAGGTACAGGCGCTCACGGTGCTGCGGCACTCCGTGATCTGCCGCATCGATGATGTGCGGCGCGACCTGATACCCCAGCGCCTGCAGCGCGAGGCGCCACGCGGGGTACAACTTCCATTGGACGAACTCTGGCACGTTCTCGACGACACCGAACGACGGGCGGTGGTACTCGAGCGCGGACACGACAGCCCACGCTGTCGAGCGGCTGGCGTCGTGCTGCGGGTTGTTGGCGGACTTGCCGCGGGCCTTGCTGTGGCCTTGGCAGCAGGGCGACGCGAGCAGGATGTCGTGCGCCGGCACCTGTTCCCAGTTCGCCTGGTGCAGGTCTTGGCAGACGTGCTCCGTACCCGGGTGATTTGCCGCGTGCGTCTCCACGGCCACGGGCCAGTGGTTGCCTGCCCAGACCACCTGCACGCCGGCCATCTGCGCTCCCGTGGAAAAGCCGCCGGCGCCTGCGAAGAGGTCGATCGCCTTCATGCTAGGATGCCTCGCAAAAATGGGGGATTGAATGGACGAGATCAGATACCGATACTTCGTGACGATCCTGTGCGCGTGCGGGTGCGTGGCACTGGCAGGTTGGGCGCTCTACCTGTGGCAGCCCAGCGGCAGCGAGGAAGTCGCATCGTGGATTCAGGCAGTCGGCTCTATCGCCGCTATCGGGATCGCCGTCTATGCCGCAAGAATCCAAACTTCCTCGGCACAACGGCAGGCAAATCTGGCGCTGTTGCAGGCCCACGAAGGTAAATTGCGATCGCTCATCGCAATCATGTTTCCCGCCTACGAGTTGTTCCACGAGGCGCATGCCCATGTAAAGAGCGTGCGCTCGTGTGAGGCATTCAGGCAAACCTTCGAGGTGTATCGATTTCAGGAACTGGACGAGCTTCTGAGTGCAGTTCCGATTCACGAGCTCGGCTCCTTTAAATCTGCGAGAGCGATCCTCAACGTCCGACGAGCCATCCGAAGAATTCAGTCGTGCATTGCTGTACGTGAGTATCTTGTGCCAGGAATGGCGGAAAGCGAGGAGTACTTCAAGCTCGTCGGAGAATCCGAGGTATGCATGACCATCGTCGGCGCGGCCTATGATCTCCACAATGATGCTGTAAGAGAGGCCGAGAAGACTCGTCTGAACTACTTTTTCAGAGTGACCGAGGAAAGCCCGGCTAGCGAAGGCTGAGTTGCTCGCGATCACAGCGTATCCCCCTGCTCGAGCGCGCCGAGCTCGCCGTGCGCCGGGCAGGGGGCGGACTTTCGGCCCCCCTTGTTGATCTCTGCGTCGATGGCGTTTGTGAAATGCTCGGCCACTGATCCTTTCATGAGGTCGATCGCGGCACCGAGCACCGGGCTGACATAGAAAACCTGGTATCCGTGCCCGTCGTATCGCGCGCCAATGAATCGCACAGCTGATCTCCAGCGCGTAGCGTCGTGTGCCATTCGCTGCAGTTGCTCCAGCAGCGTGACGCTGCCGCCGTCGGGCGGGTCCATGTAGTAGGTGCCTGGCAGCAGAGCCACCAATTGATCGTCCGTCACCGCCTGCGCAGCGGGTGCTGGGGCTGCACACGTGGGGCAATCCTTCACGCATTGAATCGGGCCGTTGCTGAATTCGACGCCACCACAGCCGGTGATCTCGCCATCGGCCACCACGCGCGAACCAGCGCAAGTCCCGCAAGTCGTGGCAGGGGCGGGGTTGCAGTTCGGGCAACGCGTGTCCTCGGCAACGTAGCCGGTTTCTTCGCACACAAGGCACGGCTCACCCGAAGCGCTAGCGAGCGCGCGAATCTCTTCGGCCAGCTCGGTCAGCGTCGTGTAGTGATCCATCTTCTCCTGACGGTCAAAGCAAAGGGTACCGGCGACGCCGTAGCCAAATTCATTGGCGAACTCGTCGGCCTTTCCTGCGACAAAATCTGCGGCTTCTCTCAGCCCGGCTTGTCGTGCGTTGTCGGTCATGCTGCCTCCTCAAACAGTTCGTCTTCTGCGACTTCCATGCGATGCACCACGCTCGGCAACGTGCAACTGGTGGGCATCTCGATTCCCCAGATTCCCAGTAGCGCATCGAAGCTGATGTGCTTCGGTGCCAGCGTCCCAGAGGTGGTCCCGTTGTTGCCGACGCGCTTCTCTTTGCTCAGCGCGATCAGGCCGTCTCGGTCGACCACTCTGTAGTAGATCCGGTTCTTTCCAGGCTCGTCGGGAGCCGGTCGACTTGCTAAGTACTTCCGCAATTCGCGCAGTGCGCTATTGGCGCTCGCAGGAACGCACCCGATCTCTTTGGCCAGGAGAGCGCCGCATACCTCGTCGTTCGCGAGCAGCGCATCGATGACCAACTTTTTTAGATTCAAGAAGCGGCTCATGCCATCCTCCGTTGCATCTTGATCGAGTTGTTACGCAGCATCGCGTTGTTCATCTCAGCGATCTGGTGGCGCAGGCTCCGGATCTCTTCGGCGGCATCCTTGCGCAGCTGCCGCGCTTCGGAGCTTTCGCAGTATTCGTTGGCTGACTCCAGCCGTTCGACGATATCGGTGCTCATGATGCGAAGTGCTTGCTGTGGAGCTGGTCGAGCTTGTCGACCTGGTTGCCGGTGAGCTTGGTGACTTCGCCGGCGTGCATGCGGGTGGCGACGGAACGCACGAACTGCTGTTCCCAGTCGTTGAGGTCGTCGGTGTCCAACAGACCTTCCAGCCGCTTGATCATCGTGGTGGTGCTGACCATTTCACACCCTCCCGTGCTCGTAGTCGAAGCCCTCGATGCGCATATCCGGGGCCATGCCTTCATGAAATAGGCTAGTAGCAAGATCGGCCACGTTGACGTGCTGCGACCAGCCTTGGGCGCGTAGCGCTTCAATGCGCTTCTTTGCGATTTCCTCAGCGCGGTTGTAGGTCATGTCAACCCACAGGCGTTGACCGAAATTCGGCGCGTGCCGTGGGGCGTAGACATCCGCGTTGAATGCGACGTGATGCATGCCCATGCCATCACCACAGCTGGGGCACGGCGCTGTAAATGGAGTTACGCCGTCTCGGCTGTTCCAGATCACCTCATGATGGCCGCAGTCGCAGGCGTAGTGCATCAAGCAGAAGGCCTCGACATGACGATGACCGAGAGGCGTAAGGCGTTGGTTTGACATGGCAGGTATCGGTGTTGGGGTGGGGTACTCGCTCTGTGCTGCCCACTTCTCGGGGCTTCGGTCCGTCTGGACTGATTGTCAGCAGCACCGGAACTTCACTGTGGCTTGCGCCTGCCCATTGCCTTGCGGCTTCCGCGCTTTCCCCCGTTGATACTCAGGCCTCGGCCGCTTGAGGTTGCGGCTTCGGGTCTTCGCCAAACAGCTCGCCGGCAGTCTTCGGCGGCGGGGCCTTCAGCGTGATCATGATTTCCTGCTGGATGCGGTGGCTGAGGATGCCGCTGTCGTGCTCGTTCGGATGGGCAATTACGCGGAACTTGAACAGCACCGAGCCGCCTTCTTGCGGCTCGACGCGTACGTCGGTCACCGTGCAATCGTCCAGTTCGATGTTGCTGTCACCACCGAGGCCGTAGTCCACCACCAGCGTGTAGCCCTTGCCTTCCCAGCCCCACGCGAAAGGCGACATCTTCTGGAAGCGGCGCGCGGTCAGCGCAGTACGATCGGGATTGACGAGGTCGGCCTGGTCTTCGGCCGCCTTGTACAGCGCCTCGCGCAGACCCGGCTGCAGCATGTCCAGGGCGGCGGCATTCATGCCCGCCTCGATCGTCAGGTCGGCGGCCGGCTTGCGTTGCTTGCCGTGCTTTTCCGAGCGCGGGTTGTAGTTGGCGAGCTTGACGGGCTGCGCGATGAGAATTTCGAACATGGTCGATGGCTCCGGTGGTGGCGGGTTGGTGCGTCGCTCAGGCGGCAGCTGCCTGGTGGTTGAGGATGCCGAAGTAGACGGCTTTGCACGCAGCCATATCCACCGAAGCGTTGTGAGCGCCTTCAAGCTTCTGGCCAGTGAAGAACTCGTATGCCTCGCCCAGGTTGGGCGACTTGGCGTGATTGCGACCAACGGCCCGCATCTTTTCCGTGGGCGGCAAGTTCAGGATCGCGGTGCTGTTGGACTGGGTGCAGAAGGCCGCGCCGTTCTTCCAGTTCTCGTGCGTCGCGGAGTCGTGGTCGAGTTGCCGAAACAGTTCGATTCGGATCATCCGAGCGTCGAAGGACTCGTTGTGGGCGATGCGAACCTCCGCCCGCGCCCACATGTGCATGAACGAGCCGAGGACACGAGACACCGGCTGGCCAAATTGCTGAGCCATCTCGTTCGTGATTCCCGTCAGGGCTTCCAACTCCGCCGGGATCTCCCAGCCTTCCGGCTTGACCAGCAAGTCCATGAAGGCGAGCACGCGGCCAGTGTCGGCATCGAACAGCTCTGCAGCCAGCTGCGTGATGTGCGGCTGGCCGGGATGATCCGACGGCTTGTTCCAGAGGGGCAGGCCGTTGGTTTCGGTGTCATAGATCAGGATGGGTTTCATCGTCTCTCCGATGTGTGGAATAAAAAGGGGCCGGCCCCTTCGCCGTAGAACCAGCCCAACAGGGGTAGGGTCAGCCTTGATCCAGCGCCGCGCGGCGGTCGTGGTAGGCGTCGGTCAGTTCTGCGCGAAATTCCTCGGGCACCTCGCGGATCTCGTCAGCCAGCAGATCGAGCGTGTCGGCGTCAGTGCACCGGCCAATGCGATCCTTGAACCCGCTCACATCGAACGTGGACTGCGGGTCGGCTTGGACCGTGGCGGGCCCGCGAATCTCACCGGTATCCATGTCGGTAACCGTGACGAAGTCGCCGTCGATCACAGCGTGCTGGCCTTGGTCCACAGCCGTGCTCAGCGCGATGGCGTTCGACAGTTCGATCGACTTGGGCATGTACTTCAGAACCTGCAGCAGCGGGATCTTTCGGGCATACATCTCCGGGTCGCGGAAGCTGTAATGTTTGCCGCCCACCTTGTTGTATTTGTCGCGGTGCTTCCAGACCTTCTTGATGGTCCAGACCTCGATCACCGGCAACTGGGAGCCATTCACTCGGCCGACAGCGTAGACATGAGTCAGCTTGTCCGGATCGTTCTCTTCGCCGGGACGATGCTTGATGAAAGGCGAATCGCCTAGTGCATAGTCGAACTCGTCGCCCTGAAAGACGGCGCCGGTCCAAACGGTGGCACGGCCGCTGCGCGACACCAGATCGACCAGCCCCTTCCAGCCGGGCACGAAGGTGCACGTCTTTCCGTAGGGCACCAGGAAGCCCTGGCCATCCACGCCGGGCTCGAGACCGAGTGTCGAGGCGGTCATGATGCTGCCGGCGATCGATTTCGGATCGCATTCCTGCAGCTTTGGCGTGGTGCTGAACGCCGTTACGGCCAGGCGAGCCATGCGGTCTGCCGACAGGTGCTTCGGCAGCGCGAGAGACATCTGCGGCTTGAGCTTGTCGAGGAAGTTGCTGAACGTGGCAACAGGGTTTTCCTTCTTGCCTGTAGCAGCTTGTCGGAGTGCGTTGGTGCTCATGGTTATTGGACCTTTTTCAGACGGAGAACTCGGATTTCCTTGACTCGCTTGAACCGGGCGTACATCTCCGGCTCTTGCTCTTTCATGTCCTTCTGCGCCAGGCTCGTGTGGTCCTGGTTCTTCCACGAGGCAATCTCGTGGCCACCGACCGTAAGAAAGGCATGCGGGCGCATGAAGTCGGTGATCTGGAACTGCAGGGCTTCTTCCTGTTCTTCCAGAGACTTCAGCTTCGATTTGACGTCGGCCAAGCGATACACGGCATCTCGCACCTCAGTGGTTGCTTCGATGCTGGCGCCGTTGGCCTTCTTGTAGATTTCCTTGCAGTCGTCGAAGTCGATCGGATCGGGCTCGACGCCGGCCAGCACGCATTCGGTCCAGAACTGGTGCACGCGATTGCGGATGCCGTCGATGGTTTCCTGATCGCGCTCTACCCAGTAGATCAGCAGGTCATCCATGCCGATCAGCGAAGCGCAGATGCACAGCTGCCGGCCCGTGATGCCCAAGCCGAACATGAACTGTGCGGCGTACTCGATGGGGACCTGGTCGCTGCCCTCGTCCCCCCATTTCTTCGCCGCAAAGGGATGGACCGTCTTACAGTCTCCGTTGATGTGCTCGCCGTCGAGCCAGCGCACTTGGCCGTCGATCTCAACTTCACCCGTCACGCGCAACTCGAAGTCGATTTCGCAGCCCATGAAGGCATGCTCAGGATCGACGTAGCGTTCATTGCGCGCCAGCAGTTCAACCTGCAGCCCTTCGGCTTGCAGGCGGTCCAGCAGCATGTCGACAACGACAGGCTCCAGGCGATGGCCGCGGTCAAAGCGCTTCTGCTGTTCGGGAGTGGGCACTTCCTTGGGCTTGCGGTGTGTCTTCTCTTCCCACAGTTCATACGGCGACTTCCATGGGCTAACGCCCAGGACGGCTGCGATGTCCGAACCGCCGATGAATTTCGAGCGGTCAGCTTCGACGGTAGCGAGTGGTGCATTCATTGCGTAACTCCAATCAGAGGTGCGTCCACCCAGCCGGCGAGGCCCATGGCGAACAGGATGAAAAGGGTGATCAGTGCCTCGGCCAGACGCGGGTTTTCGTCCAGCCAGAGTTCGAAGGATTCGCGGTCCATGTCAGGCTCCAAGAATCTCGAGCAGGTTTGCGATGCTGAACACGGCAATGACCGCGAAAGTGGCGAACTTCAGCCGGCGGTTCCATTTCGCCTGCATGGCGGCGCGGATGATGGGGTCATCAAGATCGATCACGATTGCGCTCCGATCAGGTATCGGCCGATCGGCTTGCGCACGATGGCGGTGATCTCAGGCACAACGCCGATCGCATCGAAGATGCAGTCGATCGCCTGCTCTTGTGCATCCTCGCGGCCAGCGGCGACGACGTTCACCGTCGAGCCGTTGCTGAAATGCACGTCGTATTCGCGGGCGTCAGTCACAGCACACCTCCATTGCGCGGCAGCAGGTGATTCGGAGTGCGGGCTACGCGTGCGCGGAACTCGGCTTCGCAGCGCTCCACTGCCTCAGCCATCTCTCGATCGGTCTCGGTAACCAGGTGCGCGACGTCGGACAGGTATTGCTGGAACACCTGACGGCCCAGCGAGGCCAGCGCCGCGTCATCCAGCTTGTTGCGCAGCACGAAGTCAGCCACGGCGCTCAGATACGGGCCGGCCTCGATGTCGTTGTCGTTCGCGAAGTTCAGGCCGTCCTTCGACACGACCATCGCGATCAGGCGCTCGGCGCCCGTAAAGTTCTGTGGGGATTTGGTGGCAGGCATCGCTGGCTCCGGTGTGTTGCGTTGCTGGAGCCATTAAACACCGCGTTTATAGCGATGTCAAACAAAATGTTTAATGCGCGGACGAAAGAAAGCCCGCGCGCGGCGGGCTGAGTTGTTTTCGGAGGCTGGTCCGTTACTTGATCGCGATCCAGAAGAGCAGGGCGACTATGGCGTATAGGGCATATTTGATTTCACGGAGCAACGACGTGGTACCGACCCTTAGCCCGGCGTCTATCTCGAGCAGTGTTTGCTTGACCTCAACAAGCGTCTCATCCATCCGATCCGTATTGAGCTGGAGATCCTTACCTTGTTGCTCGATCCGCTGAACGCTGTCTAGCAAGTCCGGTTTGAAATTCAGCTCGTCCCGTAGGTGTGACCCGATCTCGAAATCATCGTCCAGTGCATCGCTCATTGCTGTAGCCCTCTTGTCCGCAGAAGAATTCGTCCGATGTGCGCGTAATCCATCGCCCATTACAGCCTGTTCTTGATCTTGCGGGCGGGCACCGGGTGGGCGATGTAGTACATCCAGGTGATGGCTTCCGGATCGAAGGTGAAAACCTCCTGGTCGTTGTAGCTGCCGAGCCTGATGCCCTGGCGGCGCGACAGCAGGCGCTTGATCATCGTTTCGCCAGTGTTCAGCCGCACGAGCACGTCGTCTTCGAGCTCCGGCTCGGTGCCCGGCTCGACCAAGGCAAACTCGCCCGGGTTGTAGCGGGGGATCATGGACAGGCCCACGACTGGTGTCAGGAAGGCCTGCGGATCGGCGCTGGCCACTTCTGCAAACTGCTGAGTTGCTCCCACCGGATAGTCTCCATCGGTCCATATCCGGTCAGGCAGGCCGCCTTGCGCGCGGCCCACAACCGGAATGGCCCGGTACTTCGCTGTATTCGCCTGATAGGTAAGGGGCGTCGGCTCTGCCGGCTCGTCGTCCGCCTTCTTCTTCGGCCTGGCGCTCTTGGCGGGCAGCGGCTTTGGCCGGGGATCGTCGAACACGGCAGCACGCGGAGCGCCCTTACCCATGACCAGCCAGACGGCGTTGTAGCCGAATGCCTCCTGAATGCCCACCGCCTGGTCGAGCCTGATCGTCTTGACCTCGCCTGACGCCCATTGCTCCAGCGTCTCTAGCGAAACGCCGGCGGCCTTGGCCAGAGCATACGGCTTGATATCGGCGTCGGCCAGGAGTGTCTTCATCCGTTCGCTCAGCCCATTGTCCACGTCGGTCGCCGGCTCCAGGCTGGCGTCATACGCCATTGAACCCTTGCCCGTCTGCAGCCAAGTGGCGCTGCAGCCGATCAGCTTCTGGGCTTCGATCATTCCCGGCCGCGACATGCCGCGGCGCTCCCAGTTGTTGATCGTTTGCTGGGATTGGTTGAGGGCCTTCGCTATGTCGGTAGGCGTGGGCTGCTCTTGGAGCCCTCTCAGGGTGCGTACTGCCTCGTAGAGGCGAACCATCGTTGCGTGCATGCGCGGGATGCTCTCACAGGTAAACGGATCGTTGATAAACAGCGCGTTTGCCTTTTCCTTAAACATGGTGTTTAATCTCGTCATGGACCACCTACCGAGAGCCCGAGATGGACGATCGCGAACTCATTGAGCGCCATGGCGGCTCGGCCGAATTGGCTCGAAAGCTGCACATGACCAAGCCGGGCAGCACCCAACGCGTCAACAACTGGAAGACGCGGGGTATCCCGCCGGCCGTCAAGCTGGAACGCCAGGACCTGTTTTCCGCAGAAGCCGTCGCGAAGCTCCCGTTACCGGTGGCCGCCTGACAACAACTCCAGCGTACGCACCGGGTCACCGAACCGCACTGAGCGGGGAGGAAGCAGGAATGTGCGGCGCTGGGCAACAGTGAGTGATCTCAAATGACACCCATGAAAGCGGCCGGTATGTCGCATGCCTTGCGGCTTGCGCTGACGGGCGAGCGCAAGAAAGAGCTCATGGAGCTGATGGGCTGGGAGACGGGCGACGTGTCCCGAGTCCTGGGCAATGGCCAGGGCATCCCGATGGACAAGCTAGAGAAGCTGGTGGACTTCATCGGCTACGTGCACGTCTCGAAGACATACCTGAACGCGATCAGCACCCTGTGCCAGGTTGGCGCATCGTGCCACTGCGCGCGCGAAGGCTTTGGCGAATGCGGCGTTGCCCGCTGAAGTGAGGTGTCATGGGTGACCTGCCCGAACCGCTGACGCCGGCCGACTGCGATCTGCGCGAGTACCCATTCATGCCGCTCGAAGTGAAGCGGCTGCTGACGTCCGAGACATGGATTCTCGGGACGGGGGACGAACGCGCGGCTGCTATTGCACTGTGGCTGGAGAGTTGGCACCAGATCCCGGCCGCGAGCCTGCCGGATAACGACCGCATGCTGGCGCACCTTTCCCAGTGCAAGAACTGGAAGAAGGTGAAGCCCCACGCGCTGCGCGGATGGGTGAAGTGCGGGGACGGTCGGATCTATCACGCCACCGTTGCCGAGAAGGCCCTGGAAGGCTGGATTGGCAAGCTCCTGAGCAGCCTGGCCGGTGCCGCCGGTAACGCCAAGCGCTGGGGTATCGAAGTCGATACGGAGGCCGTGAAGGCCCAGATCATCGATGCCGTGAGGCGTCTTCAGGCGATCGCCCCCCAATCCGAAATCCTGCGCAAGACACAGGTTAGGAACGTCGTATCGGGATCGCACCGCGATTCGCCCCCCGATGGAAAAGCTATCGCCCCCCGATCTAAAGATCCATCGCCCCCCGATTCGGGGTGCGATCGCAATAGAGAAGGAGAGGGAGATAG